GTGCGGGTCATGTCCGTGGCCACCAGCAGGGAGAATTCCTTGACGGCATCGCCCATTTTGTCGATACCGAACGTGCCCTTTTTCGAGCCCTCGACCAGCGCGGCCATCGCCTGCGGCCCGTTCATACCGATGGTGGCGAAGAACTGGCCGTATTCCTCGGTGGCGTCCAGCACGTCCTCACGGAGCGCGGCCGGCACCTGCTGGCTGGCCTTCATCAGCAGGTCGAAGGCCTGCCCGCCGTTTTTCGCCAGGCCGGCGTTGATCATGGTCCCGGCCACCTGCGCGGCGCGGCCCACGTCGACACCCATCACGTCCGCAAACGTCATGGCCCGTTCGGTCATGGCCTGCACCTCAGAGTCAGACGCAGACCGCATGCCCTTGATGGACGTGACCACGTTCGCAATAGCCGTGTTCACGTCCTCCAGGCCGGTACCGAAGCCATTGGAATAGACGTTCCCGGCAATCTCGCCCCACTTCTCAGTGTTCACAGAGCCCAGCTCTGCCGCCAGCTTGTCGGTGGCCGGCTCCGCGGACATGGCGGAACCCAGGCCGGCAGCGAACACGCCACCAGCCGTGGCCGCAGCGCCGCCCAGAATCTTGACCCACTGGCCGCCCAGACCATCCAGCATGGACGTGAACCCGTGCGCGGCCTTCTCGCCCGGGCCGGTGTCCAGGTCGACGTATCCGACAAGCTCACCAATGGACAGAGCCACGGGGACACGCTCCTAACGTCTAGCGGCAGCAATCACGGCTGCACGGTCTGCGGGGTCGTACAACGTGACTGGTGCGTCAGACCACGCCTGCGCGAAACGCGACTGGCCAGACAGGCCCTGCAGCAGCCACTTGAACTCGTGCAGGCCGATGGCGGCCAGGTCGGCGCAGGACATGCCGTACTCGCGTCGGTAGTCCGACACGATCAGCGCCCACCGGGTAGAGACGAACTGCCAGAACTCCCGCGTTTCTTGCTCGGCGGGAGTCAGGTAGGGTCCGCCTCGGCGTCCTTCTCGGCCAGCTCGGCCTTGACCTCGGCCAGGGTGATGGTGTTGCCGTCCGCGCCCTTCTGGCCGGCGACCACGCGCGGCGCCCACGCCAGCAGCAGCTGGAACTGCTCAATGTCCAGGCCCGCGGCCACCCAGCTGTCGTATGCGCCCTGACCGAACAGGATGCTCACCAGCTTGGTCACGTCCTCGGCACGCTTGGACCGCTGCAGCTTGCGGGCCTCCAGCTCAAACTGGAGAGGCAGAGCGGGGGGCAGGGTGACGACTTCACCGAAGATGCGGACCGCGCGGCCCTTGCGGTTCTGGGTGGACCAGAACGCGTCGAAGTCCTCCACGTCGTCAACGTCGGGGGTGGTGATCTGCTCAGACATGTGCGTCTCCTGTGTCGTGTGTCCGGGGATGGTGTGTGCGCGTTGGTTCGGCAGACGCGCCCCTGCCGTGCCCATCCCTAGGCAGCCTGTGTGGCTGTGGGTCAGACGACAGCCACGGTCGTGGCCGCACCCGACCGGGTGAACGTCGCGCTCCAGCTGGTCTTGTCGTTGTTGCCGCCGCCGTTGTCGCCCTTCGACACCCAGCTGGTCCAGACGGTCCAGTCGGTGTCATCGACGTACCGGAAGCGCACGCCGCCCAGCGACGCCTCACCGACCAGGCCGGCCAGCGCGTCAGCGGCAGCCTGCCCGGCGTCAGGGGTCACGCCATCCACGGCCCGCTTGATCTTGCCTTCGATGGAGAGCGCCGCGCCGCGCTGCATGGCCTGCGACTCGGCGTTGCCGGCCGACTCAAACGTGGTCGTGTCCACCGACTCTTCGCCCTCGGAGTTGGACAGGGTGAACGACTCAACGCCGCCCACCTCAGCCCACACCGGGGTGACAATGGACGGGTCTTCGGAGACCTCAAAAATCCAGTCTCGTGCGTTGATCTGCATAGGGGGTGCCTCTCTCGGTGTGGGTGTGTCAGCCGGCCAGTACGGTCAGCTGGTAGTTGCGGGAGAACTCGTGCCGCCCGTTGGCGTCCACTCCCATGGGCTGTGCTTCGGACTGGATGGCGTGGCAGTCCTGCAGCCACCAGGTGCCGCCCGGGAGGGTGACCCCAGACAGCGCCTGCAGTACGTCGTATGCGGCCCGGTCCAACGCCAACGCCGTGAGCGTGTTGGCGCCGCGGACACGGACCTGCAGGCGTGGGTACTCCCACCCGTTGCGACTGTCCGGCTCGGGGCCACCGGGGTAGGTGGTGATCGTCACCGCGTCGATGCCGTCCGGGGGCAGGTCGCCCAACGTGATCGGCACCAGGTCGGGGTCCAACACAGCGTCCGGGTCATACGTCCACCCGGACTGTGCAGCGGCCAGGGTGCGGGCGATGCCGTCGACCACGGCCGGCGCGGTCACGATCCGACCTGCGCGGCAGTGGCAATGATCTTGCCCACCGTGTTGGCTTCCTGCGCCATGGTGGCCTCAAGCCACTTGGCGCGGCCCTTGCCGTCGTGGTGCAGGGACATGTCCTCGTGCTGCCGTGCGGCGTACGGGGTGTCATACGACACGGCCCCGCGGGTGCCGTCCACGCTGGCCTGCCCGGACCGCTCCATGGTGCCCTCATCGTTCGGGCACGACTTGTTCGACTCGGTCAGCAGATGTTCCACGGCCAGCCCCAGACCGCGCTCCAGGCCGGCGCCGATGGTGGCGAGTGCCGGACCCAGGTCAATGGTGCTCTTGAACGTCATTCGCAAGCCACCTCCGTGTGGTCGGGGGCACCCAGGCCGCCGCTGTCGTGGTCGATGGCAGACAGCACCGTGGTGGTGTCGCCCTGCCAGTCCACCTCGGAACCCGGGGGAACCGTGGCCGCCTGCCCGGGTGCGGCCAGCAGGGTCAGGGTCGACAGGTTCTGTGTCCCGTCGCCACCGCGGACCATGCGGCGTGCACCCTGCGCCATGCACTGCAGCGGGAACGGGGCACCGAACACAGGACCGCTGGAGGAACGCCCGGCGTACGGGCGCACCGTCACGGTGTGCACCAGGAACCGGGCGGGAATCCTCACGACCACACCACCAGCCGGCCCACCGTGGCCAACGCCAACAGTGCAGCAGCGGGCACGGGGATACCATCCACACGGATGGTGCCGACCGCGGACTGGCCACCAGACAGCGACACCGACCCGATGCCGACCGACTCCCACGCCGTGGTGGAACCCGCAGCACTGGCACCGGTGGAGTGATCCTCCAACGCGATGGCGCACGCAGCGTCCGACAGCGCTTGGATCACGTCCGCATCGGTGGGCATGCTGTCCGCGTCCACGTCGTACACGCGGCCAACCAGCAGCCGGTCCACCACCCGCGATGCGGTGCGCAGGAACGCGTCCGCGTCCTCGGCGGGCACAGCGTCCCCACCGGGCCATGCGGCCAGCTCTACGGCTGTGGCGTACACGCGCATAGGTCAGTCCTCGTCAGGGTCGGTGTCCGGCTCGCCGGCATCCAGCGCGTCCAGCTCGGCCTGCAGCTCGGCCAACTCCTGGTCGGTCGGGTCGGGCTGCTCGTCGGTCTCCACGTCCCACCGGTCAGGGTCGGCGCGGAAGTACGCCACCATGTCGGCGTCATGCGTGGTGGCCACGCCCTTGGTGAACCGGACCGGACCCACGTGGCCGGTGAAATGGCCCAGCCTGTCGGTGATCGTTGCCATGGTGGTGCCCTCCTGTGGTGGTGCGGATGAACACACAGCAGGGGCAGGTGCCACCGCTGTGGGTGGAACCTGCCCCGCTGGTGCGGTCACTCGTCGGGGGTGTTGCCCTCGGCGTCAAGCGCCTGCAGCTCGGCCACCATGGCGTCGCGGTCCTCGGCGGAACCGTCCGGCACGTTGGTGGCGTACGCCTCCAGCACCTGGTCGTCCGTCAGGTCCGCGTACGGGTCGACCGGCACCACGGGGGTGACCGGCTCGGCCGGCTTGGTGGACCGTGACCGACGCTTGCGGGACGGCTTGCCCGGCTTGGGCTCCTGGCCCTCAGGCCAGTAACCCTCCCGGTACGTCAGCAGCATGCCCATATCAGGCAGCGGCCAGCGTCACCAGCGCGATGCCGGACGGGGTGACCGCCTTCACCGCGTAGTGCACGTTCGTGGTCAGCACGTCCTGCCGCTTCAGAATGTCGCGGTCGGACTCGACCTCCGGGCGGCGCTTGTACAGCGCACCCAGCACGGCCTGCTTCATCACCAGGAACGAACCCTCGGTGACGCGGTTGGTCACGTACACCGGGACACCGCGCAGGGTGCCGATGACGCCGCGCCGAAGCAGCGAGTTGTCACCGATCTTGGACGCGTCCACGAACTTGTCATCCGCGAACGCCTCGTTCAGCTGCGCGCTGTGGATGTAGATGCCGGCGAACTCTTCCGGCTCGCACTCGTCACCGAACAGGGCAAAGCCGACGTTCAGCGCGGTGTTGCCAAACGTCGTGTTGCCGGCCGCCGTGGTGTCGGTCAGGCCGGCGTTGGCCTCGGCCTCGGTGATCAGGTCGCCGTCGATCTTGCGGGACGCGAGGACACCGAACTGGCGAACGGCCTCCGACTCGGCGCCGGACCCACCCAGGATGGTGAGCTTGTCGCGGTCGTTGATGACCACGGCCTTGCCCGCTTCCTTGATGGTGGCGCTGGAGTCGGTCTGTGCCATGGCAACCGGGGTCATGGCAACGCCCGTGGTCAGGTCGTCCAGCTCACCGATCGCGCCCCACTTGGGAAAGCTGATCGTCTCGCCGGGCTGGCCCACCAGGGTGTTGTCCTCGATGACAGCGGGGCTGCCGAGAACCTTCACCTTGCCGGTGAACGATGCCTGCGCCAGGTCCGCGAAAACCTCGGGAATGATGAAAGCCATCAGGTGTACCTCTCAGATCAGGTGGCTGTGCCGGCAAGGCGCCGGTACAGGTCGGGGTTGGTGCGGAACAGCTCGGAGCGGGCCGGGTAGGCCATCGCGTCGAACTGCTCCTGCGTGACAGCGCCTGCGGGCTGTGCGGCTCCCTGGCCGGCACCCGCTGCGCCTCCACGACTCGGCCCCTGGCCTGCGGTCTGGAGGGTGGCGTTTGCTGCTACCGCGGTCTTGATGGCGTTGGCCACCTGGTCGCGGTAGTCGTCCGCTGTCGGGTCCAGCCCGTGCAGCGTGTTGGCGAATGTGCGGGAGTCCAGCAGCGCCGTGGGGTTGGCGTTGTGCTCTCCAGCGAGGGTGAACACCATCAGCTCGGCCTGCAGCTGCGTCACGGTGGAGCGCAGCCCTTCGGCCTCGGTGGTGATGTTGGCGAGCTGTGCGGCCGGGTCGGTCTCCCTGGAGTCCGGGTTGAACACGGCAGCGAGTGCGGCCAGCGTCTTGCCCTGCTCGGCCAGCGAGTCCTGTGCGGCTCGCAGGTCGGTGCGGTACTTGGCGGCCTGTGCGTTGGCGCGCTTGACTCGGGGGTCTGACTCGTCCGTGGTGTCGACCTCGGTCGATGTGTCCACGGTCGCGTCGGCCACCTCGGTGGTGGCGTCCTCGGTCACGGTGGTGGTGTCTTCGGTCTCCACGTCACTCCTGGTGGCATAGAAAAACCCCAGCACCGGGCCGGGGTTAGGGATGGTTGGTGGGGGATTCCCACTTGACCACGAACGGTACTGCATTGCGCATGCAGTGCGCAACCGCTGGCGTTCGGGTGCGCACTCTCACGCCAGTGAGTGTTCTTTAGGGACGGGTCGGGTCGGGTTGATCGCACAACGCGCGAACTTCGCGCTCTGTTCGCGCGAACATGCTGCGCACTCTTGCGCACTGCGCAGAACTCGCGTACTGTCTACGACATGGCCACCACACTACGCAGCATTGTTGCCCGGTTCGCCCGCTGTTTCGTCATCAATGCGGTGTTCGTCATGGCCGGATTCGCCGGCCTCTACATCGCCGGGACCACGCAGCCCGTCGTCCAGCTCGACGCCCCGGCTGGCGTCCTGGAGTGCTGGAACCCGCACACGGCGCAGATCACCACGGAGGTTGGCGACGCCTGCCCGGTCCCCGTCAACCCCTACCGGTGACAGTGTGCGCTCTCCGTTCGCGCGAACACGTGGCGCACTATTGCGCGGTGCTGCGCACTGCCGTACCATTCCCCGCATGAGCGCACCCCTCGGGTGGGAACGACGACACGACCCCGGCCCCCGCGGCTGGCTCGCACGCTGGTGGGTGCGCAGGCGGATCAAACGCGTCAGAGCAGCCCTAGCCGAACGCCGGCAGTAGCATCCCCCCATGAGACTCGCCCTAGCCGTACTGCTCACTGCCACCCTCACCGGATGCGCAGACACCGCGAATGCCGCACCACAGTGCGCTACCGTCTGGCAGGAAGGGGCCACCCTGTCCGACCCGTACACCGGATGCACCCAGGACGGGAAGACCGTCAAGCCCGCATGGCACGACTGCCCGGCAGGGTCGCCGGCAGAGCGCTACGCAGAACACGACGACGGCACCGCGTACGCCACGGAGGGTGGGCCGGTGGTCACCACGGTGGGCGAGCTGGCCACGATCTGCGACTAGCGCGCAGCGGTCAACGACTCGCGGTTGCGCTTCCTCGGCAGACCCGTGGCAGCCGTGTGATCCTTCACCGCACCCTGCCACTGCTTGACCTTCGCAGCCGCCTGCCGCTTCGCTTCCGGTGTCAACGCCACAGCCTCGAGGCGCTTCCACTCCCGCACCTTCCGCTCCAGCCGGCGCTGCTCCACCTTCTCCGCGTACCCCTTCGGTGACCCCGTGGCGCCCCGCTTGGTCGCGCCCGGCAGGTACGCCGACAGGTTGTGTGTGCAGTTGGGGTGGAACAGGCCAGCTGCTGTGGCCTCAGCCACCGTGCCGTCCACCTTCACCGGCTCCATGGCGCCCGTCACGACGTTGCGCATCAGTGATGCCACCGGGCCACGGGACAGCACCTTGCCCTCCCACGGCCGGCAGGTCTCGCACTCACGGCTGGAGTCGGACACGATCACCAACGGCAGCCCGGCCTGTTCCAACCGGTCCAGGTGGCCCTGCACGGATGCTTGCGCGGTGGTGGTCCGGGTCGCCATTTCGATGTACGTCTGTGCGGCCCAACGCCGGCCCTTGGTGTCCACAAACCCCGTGACGCCACGGCGGGCCAGGTCGTCCAACGCCACCTGCGCATCCTGCAACCGCGTGGTGGCGCCAGTCAACGTGCCCGACACTGCACGCGTCACCGCATCCCGGTACGCATCCTCAGCAGCCCGGACAATCGGCAGGTCCATGGCCTCCAGACGGGACACCTCAGCCTCAGCCAGAGCGCGGATAGCGTGCCCTGCGTCCACGGGTGCCATGTCTGTGGCGTCGACACCCAGCTCGTCAATGTCACCCTGCCCGGTCGCAGCCCCACGCAAGTACGCGGTCTGCAACGCGGCCACCACCTCCACCACCGCGTCAGCCCGGGCGCCGGCCACGATCCTCAACGCGTGACGGCGGAACGCCTGCAGCTCGCCCAGCTTGGCCTCAGCCCAGCCGGGCGCCTCAGAACCGGCCTCCAGGTGGCGTGCGATGAGCTGCAGTATCCGCACCTCGGCGCGGCCGTAGTGCACGGCGACGCGTTCGGCCAGGCCCTCGGCGGTCAGGCGTGACACCGGCATGCGGACCTCACTTCCGGTGGCGTGGTGAATAGGTGGGCTTCACGGGTGCGTTGGTGAAGCCTACGACTGGCCGGGCCTCTGGCATGCTGTCCAGCCGTTCTAGGTCCTCAGGCTCCAGGTACACGGTCGCGGGTCCATCGGACACCACCACGTCGCGGGTGTCCCACGTGGTGCCATCGTCCACCCACCCCTGCGGGATCACAGGCCGGCGTCGTCCGGGACCGGCAACGGCTCACCCTGCCCGGTCTCAGCCAGGATCTTGCCCACCTCAGCGTCCACAGCCGTCTGGTCCCAGTCCGGGTTCACCAGACTGACCCGGGTCTCGATGGACGCAGCCTCAGCGTTGCGCATCGCCAACGCCGTCTGCGCCAACGACATGGCCGACTCCTGCACCCCGTCTGAGAACTCCACCTTGAAGTCCTCCAGTTTGATGCCGGCACCCATGTGGGCGTTGGCCAGCTCAACCTGCGTCTGCAGGTGCTGCCGCAGCTCCGGGGTCCAGTACCGCACCTTTTTGCCGCGCGTCATGTACGACCGGCGCTCATGGGAGTGGACCTCAGCGGCCGTGACCGCACCACCCGTGCCGGACGACAGGGACTGTGTGGAGTACCCGGCAGACTCAATGATCTTGGTCGTCCACGCCTCGCACGTTTCCTTGTGCTCGGCCCACCGAATGTCGAACTGCTGCGCCTGAATCAGCAGACCATCCTTGCCGGTACCCAGGACACCCTGCACAGGCACGTACACCTCACGGTCCAGGTCCACAGACGCGGCCGTGCCAGGGCCAGCGGTGTCCAGGTACTGCGCGGGAACGTGCAGCCGGCCCTTGGCCTGCCGGATATCACGCCACCAGCTGGAGTACGCCTCATCCAACGCGTCCAGGAACGGCTCCACACCCTGCAAGTCAGAGCGGCCGTGGATGCTCCTGCGGTCCTGCCGGTCGGGCAGCATGTTCGGGACATGCCGCACGGTCAGCCGGCCAATGCCCGTGAGCTGCACACCCTCATCGTTCACGACCAGCGCCAGGTACGCGGCGTCCGGGTGCTCAGGCAGCGGCACCACGCGACCCAGGTTCGACCCCGTGCCCGCATATAACCGGTACTCGATGTAACCCGGTGCATGGCGCTCCACCAGCCGGTGCACCGTCCCGGTCACGTGGGTGGGCAGCTCGGTCCACAGCGACACCGCATGCAGCCGACCGCCACGCCACTCCGGGATAGCACCGTCCGGGTGCGCAACCTCGGTCCACGGCAACGGGGACACCTCGGTATCCCACACGGAGCGCAGGTACACGCCACCCAGCCCGGCAGCGACCTCGGCACCCTCGTGCAGTCGGGCGTCCAGTCCCTGCTCCTGCAGGTCAGCGAACATGGCCGCCAGAGTCTTGGACTCGGTGGTGAGCTTCACCGACTCGGAGAACAGCAGATCGGCGGACGTGCCGCAAATGTCGGCCGCCAGGGGAACGTGCAGCTTGGTGCGCTGCTCACCCTCAGCGACAGGGACACCCCACCACCAGCGCGCCACCCTGCCCACGACACCACCCGCGTACTGCGACGGACGGTTGGACACGGGTGCCTGCGACCCGTAGAACGTGGCCAGCTGGTCGGGGTCACCGGAGTACCAGGCGGACCA